GTGTGCTCGATCTTCGCCCGGGGCATTGCCGATACAGACGTCGCGACGTTGAACGATGCGGTGATGAAAGAGCGCGAGATGGACGACTATACGTCCGACGATGACGAGGATGACGACTCATGGCGAGCAGCGTAGACAGCTACCTTTCGGCCGACGACGGGGACGAGAAGGGCAAAGACATCGACGGCGAGGAAACCGAGTTCGATATCAACTCATTCCTGCGTGATTTTCGGGACAGTTACGATGACACCCAGGTCGAGCGCGAGCTGGCGATGCGCTGCCGGGATTATTACGACGGATGGCAGCTTACCGAGTCGGAAATTGCCACCATGACGGCGCGCAAACAGCCGCCGGTAGTGTTTAACCGTATCGGTCCGAAGATCGATACGCTGATCGGCTGGGAGAAGAAGCTCAGGACCGACCCCAAGGCCTTTCCTCGCGTGCCCTCCAAGGAAGATGACGCCAACAGCTGCACCGACGCCCTGCGTTTTGTGACGCAATCGAGCCGGTTCGACAGCAAGCGGTCGGATGTTTTTGAGGACTTGGCCGTCGAAGGCGTGGGCGCCTACAAAGTCATCGTGAAAGACTACGGCAAGCGCAAAAACGAGATTTGCCCGGAGCGCGTGCCGTGGGATCGCTTCTATCGTGACCCCCATAGCCGGGACAAGTACTTCTGCGATGCCGCCTTCCTGGGCGAAGTCCAATGGATGTACGAATCGGATATCTATGACGAGTTCGCCGACGACAAGAGCGAGGAAGACCTCGAAGCCATCGTGAACGCGTCCTACAACGAGGAATGGAACACCGGCACGTATGGTGATCGTCCGCGTTTCAGCTGGGCCGACTCCAAGCGCCGTCGCATCATGGTCATGCATCACCGGTTCCGCAACGACGGGGAGTGGTGGGAAGCCGTGTTCTGCCGTGGTGGTTTCCTGGTCGATCCGCAGGTATCCAAGTACCTAGACGATGAAGGCAACCCCGATTGCGACCTGTGCGCGGCCTCAACCTATTGCGATGCCAACAACCGCCGTTACGGTGCGGTCAAGCGCTTGCTCGATCCTCAGGACGAGATCAACAAGCGCCGATCCAAGGCCCTGCATGCGGCCAATTCGCAGCGCATCGTGGCCGAGCAAGGCGCGGTGAAATCGATCCAGCAGGCCAGGCAGGAAGCGGCACGCCCGGATGGCTTTATCATCACGCGGCCGGGCAAGAAGTTCGAATTCGCCAACGATCCCCAGCTGCACGCCTCGCAGATGCAGATGTTGATGGAGGCGAAGGCCGAGATTGACGCGCTTGGCGTGAATCCGTCACTGGGTGGTGACGCGCAGGCACCGAGCGGTCGTGCGCAGGAGCTGTTGCAGTCGGCTGGCCTCACCGAGTACTCCAAGCTGTTCGAGGCCAACAACGAATTGGCCCTGATGGTGTACCAGAAGATTTGGTACCGCGTGCGTCAGTACTGGACCGCTGAGAAGTGGATTCGCGTCACCGACGACGAACGGAATCTGCGCTGGGTCCATCTGAATCACCCAGTCACGCTGGGGGAGGCGCTTCAGCAGGTGGCTCAGGCGCGCGGGGAGCCAGTTCAGAAGACCGTGGCTGATTACATGCTCAACACCGGGCAGGTCATCACGGGACCAAACGATCCCAAGCTTCAGGAGGTCGTGCGCACGCAGAACAACATTGGCGACCTCTCCGTGGACATCATCATGGACGACGCGCCGGAAGCGGTGACGGTCCAGTCCGAGCAGTTTCAAGCCCTGGTGGACCTCAAGCGCGCTGATCCGTCCTCGATCCCCACGACGGCGATCATCAAGGCGTCCAGCCTGCGCAATAAGGACGAAATCCTGCGTGAGTTGCAGAATCAGGTGCCACCGCAGGTGCAGCAGCAGATGCAGGCCCAAGGGCAGCAGATTCAGCAGATCCAGGCCGTCAACCAGAAGCTTTATGCCAACGCGCAGAAGCTTCAGATGCAGCTACAGGCGGCCAAGTCCGACAACCAGAACGACCAGACGCAGACCCAGCTTGACGCCTGGGCCAAGCAGATGGAGGTGATGATTGACGAGTACAACGCCGAGACGGCCCGCATGAAGGTATTGAGCCCGACCCCGCTAGAAGCGGTGCCACCGGGCTGGATTGCCGATCAGCAGGTGCCGGGCAATTACGCGGCCGGTCCAGCCCACTCGCCAGCGGGCGGCGGTGGGGCTACTATCCGCCCCGGTTCAGGGAACAGCGCCAGTGCGTTAGGGATTGGCGTGTCGCCTTAAGCCGGAAAACGGGACGACGCCGAACGGTCGAACGGGACGACACCGTATGGTCGAAACGCGATGACGGCGTGATGGTCAAGGGGAATACGCATGGGTAACGAAGGTGACTTTCTGAGCGATTGGGCTGGTTCCGGTGCAGGTGCGGAAACGGGTGCGGACCTTGACGCTGGCGATACGGGCGGTGAGGAAGGCCTCGATTCTGGACCGGTAAGCACGGAAAGCAGCGATCAGGTCGATAACGGCAACAGCGGCGACGCTGACGCCCCGTCCGAGACGACAGCGGACGACAATCACGACGAAGGCAACCCCGTCCCCTATGCGGCAATGAAATCCGAACGGGCGAAGCGTCAAGCCGAGCGCGAACGGGCCGACAAAGCCGAGCAACGCCAACGAGAACTGGAAAGCCAGATCGAAGCGCTGCGCAATCCCAATCCGCGTCAGGCACAACCTGCCGACACAGCGGAAACGGTGCGCGCTGAAGCCCCCGATTTCTGGGCCGACCCGATGAAGTACGTGGAGCACGTCACGAACCAGCGTATCGCCCAGGCGGTGGAGCAGGTTCAGACGCAGAATCACTTCCGCCAGATCGAAGACCGGCAGCGTGCGCAGCACGCGGACTTCGACGAGGTGTCACAGCTGGCGCAGCAGGCGGCCAGCCGTGATCCGAAGTTAGCTCAACGCATCCTCACGGCCGCCGACCCGGGAGCCGAGCTGTATTCGGTGGGCAAGCAGATCAAGGATTTTCAGGACATCACCAGCAACCCCGAGGCCTTCCGCCAGAAGATGCGTGAAGAAATCCTCGCTGAGCTGGGCCAGGGCGGTGAAGGCAACGAACAGCCCGAACAACCTCAGCAAACGCAACGCCGGACGGTTGACCTATCGACACGCCGGAACGCGAAGGCGGATTCCTCCGCTGCGCCTCCGGACCCTTTTAAGGCTCTCTTTCCGGAGTAAAGAACCATGACCCAGACTGTTGCCTCAACTGCCGTACGCGCCAAACAATGGGACGACGGCGTTTTCATGGAATACGTGCGCGAGTCCCGCTTCAAGCGCTACATGGGCTCGACCGAAAATGCCATCATCCAGGTCCAGCGGGACTTGACCAAGAAGAAGGGTGACGGCATTACCTTCAACCTGGTGGGTGCGCTCGACGCCACAACCTACAACGACGGCAGCACCCAGCTGGTCGGCAATGAAATTGCCATGCCGAACGATGGTCACAAGATCACCGTGGGCGTGGTCCGTCAGGCCGTCACCGTCAACAATATGGACGAGCAGGCCGCCTCGTTTGACATCAAGAACGCGGCGCGTACCTCGATCAAGACCTTGGCCGCTCGCTTGCTCAAGACCGCGACCATCACGGCCTTGGGATCCGTCAACGGCGTTCCGTTCGCCACCGCCAGTGCCGCACAGAAGAACGTGTGGACGGCATCCAATGTGGACCGCGTCATCTTCGGCACCATCGCCAACTACAACGCCACCTTCCAGACGGCCTTGAACGCCATCCTGGCAACCCAGAAGCTGACCTACGAGCTGGTGGGCGTGATCAAGCGCATTGCCCAGGGCGCCAAGACGGTGAACGGTGATGGCATCCGGCCGTTCCGCTACGGCGAAGACGAGGAAACCTTCGTCATGTTCGTGGGCAAGAACGCCTTCCGCGACCTTCGCACCGACATGGAAGAGAAGTGGGAGAACGCCCAGCCGCGCGCCGATACAAACCCGCTGTTCTCCGGCCCGACGTCGATCCTGGCCGATGGCGTGGTGGTGCGTGAAATCCCCGAAATCCTGCCGTTCTTGAACACCGCCGGCACGCCGGTGCAGGTCGAGCCGCTGTACCTGTGCGGCGCTCAGGCCTTGGGTATCGCCTGGGCCAAGACGCTGCGCACCACGATCCGTAAGGAAGACGATTACGGCTATCAGAACGGTGTGGGCTTTGAGGAAATCCGCGCGGTGGACAAGATTCAGTGGAACCAGGGTCAGTCCACGGCGAAGGATTGGGGCATGGTGACGGGCTACGTGGCAGCCGCCAGCGACGCCTGATAGGAAGTGATACTCGCGGGATATTCCGCACAGGGAGGGGGTGACATGCCCCTCCCTTTTCCCTATCAGGAGACCCCATGGCGACTTACACGCGAGACGATTTGCGCGATGCGGTGCTCGGCGAATTGGGCGTTCTGGACCCCAACGAACCGCCGTCGCCCGAAGACGCCAAGCTAGCGGCAGACCGCTGCCAACAGCAGCTTGAATATGCCTATGACCAAGGCCTTATCTGGTGGGACTTGGATGCGGATACGATCCCGGCGCGCGCCTTCATCCCGCTGACATGGTGGATTGCCTACCGCCTCGTGGTCCCTTACGGCGCGCTGACCCGTGCCGCCATCCTCAAGGACAACGCGGACCAAGGCGAGGATCAGCTCGTCATCCTGGGCGAACAGGCCTATGAGGGCATCCAACAGACCACGGATTACTACTGATGGGCTGGCGCGACGTTCCCCAGGTCGTGGACGGCGGCTACGCCGATGACTCGCGTCTCTATAGCGCGCAGGAAACGATCAATTACATTCCTGAGTATGCCGAACAGGAAGGTACGCGCTCCAAGGGCAAGCTACGCAGCGCGCCGGGATGGGCGGGTGCCTTTGCGGATACTGGGACCGGTCTACCGATCCGGGGTGCCCATAACGCTGAGGGCGTCTTCCTAGTGGTTTCGGGCACGCGGCTCAAGCAGATCAACACCAATGGCACCGTCACGGATCGCGGCCAGATTCCCGGCATCGGCCGGGTGTCGATGGACCACAACCAGATCACCGGTGGTTCGCAGGTCGCCATTTCTAATGGATCGAGCGGCTACGTCTACAACACGGCCGATCAGACCTTGGTGCAGATCACCGATGATGCGTTCATTGGCGCCAAGGTCTTTGGCTACGTGGATAGCTACATTGTGGGCGTCGAGCCGCAGGGGCGGTTTGCCTTTACCTCCGACCTCGCCGATGCCCTGAGTTACAGCACGCTGGACCGCTACGAGGCCGAAGGGTCGCCCGACAAGATCGTGGGTCAGATCGTCACCCATCGCGAATGGTGGCTGATGGGCGAGCGGACCATTGAGCCCTTCCGCGACACGGGCGCGACCACGAACACCTGGGCGCGGACCGATGGCCTGGTAATGGAGCGCGGACTTGCGGCCACGTTTGCCGTCTGCAGCATGGATAACTCCGTGTTCTGGCTGGCCGATGACGGCGGGGTGTACCGCGCGCAGGGCTACACCCCGCAGCGCATCTCCACGATGCCGGTCGAGCAAGACATTGCACAGCGCAACATGGCGCTGGCGTTCGCCTTCACGTTTGAGAGTGAGGGCCACAAGATTTTCTACCTGACCTTCCCCGATGGCCTCACCTGGGGCTATGACGTGGCCACCCAGAAATGGCACCGGCGCCAGTCCAAGGGGCTGAATCGCTGGCGCATCAACACGCTCACCAACTGGAACGGCGGCTGGTATGCGGGTGACTTCCGCAATGGGCAAATCTACAAGCTGGACTGGAACGTCTTCACGGAAGGCGCGGACGAGATTTCGTCCGAGCGCATGACAGGGGTGCTGTCCGGGCAGCAGAACTTCATCGGGATTCAGGGCGTGCAGCCGGTCTTCGATACCGGGCTCGGCGGCGTGGATGGAAACCCGCGTTACGTGGATATCCGCTATTCGAAGGATGGCGGGCGCAACTGGTCGAACTGGCGCACCGTCTCCCTGGGCACCAAGGGCAGCTTCGCCAAGCCAACTAAACCCCGCCGCTGGGGCATCAGCCGCCAATGGGTGTTTCACTTCCGCATCACGGACAACTGCAAGCGCGATATGCTCACCGCAGCCATCGATATTGAGGGGTACGAAGGGTGAAGCCCGCCGTTTACGACGACTTTCTGCCCGACGTGGCTGCCGTCCGTGCCATGGCGCTTGCCGTACCGTACATCGACCATGCCGCGCACGATGGCGAGGTCTACAAGCGCATCTGGATAGGCGATGTCCCGGGGCTTCAAAAGTCACTGGAGGACAAAATCGGTCCGGTCGAGATGCTCGGTATGGGCTTCCGGCTGAACTACGCCGGCGAGTTGCCTAATAGGTCCATTCATTCGGACTTGGGCTGGGGGACGCATGCGCTGGTCCTTTACTTGTCCGATGGTAACGGTGGAACGGCCTTCTGGACGCACAAAGGCTCCGGCGCTCGCACGATCTACGCGGGGGATCATGACCTCTATGGTCAGGTCAAAGACGACTGGAACGACGAAACCAAGTGGACGCAGCGCGAACTGGTGCCGATGAAGCTTAACCGTGCCGTGATCTACCGCTCGGCCCTGTTTCACTCGCGCTACCCCTTTGAAGCCTTTGGCGACGGCCCGGAGAATGGCCGCTTGATCGCTGTGGCGTTCTTCAACCTCAAGGAGAAGGACGCATGATGACCGTCCGCCGTGCCACACAAGCCGACGTGCCGGAGATTCAGCGCATGGCTAAGGCGTTCTACGCCACCACCGAATACGCGCCGCTGGTCGACTACGACGCGGCCACCGTGGATCAACTGGCCTCGATCATCACGGCGGATCATCTGATGCTGGTGGTCGATGCGCCGGCGCCGGGCAAGCTCCTGGGCATGGTGGGCATGATGTATTGCCCTTTCTCGTTCAATCAGGCGCTCAAGATGTGCGCCGAGGTGGTCTGGTACGTCGATCCGGCCGAGCAGCGCAACGGCGTAGGCGCGGCGCTTCTGGATGCCATCGAACCTGAAGCCATGAAGGACGGCGCCCGGGTGTTCCAGATGTTCATTCTTTCCACGTCCCCCGCCTTTGCCGGGGATGCCTATCTGCGCCGGGATTATGTGCGCGCAGGCCATTCCTTCCTTAAGGTGGTGTGACATGGCAGCTGTGACCGGTGCAGTGATTGGTGGGTTGGCGCTGGCTGACTCGGTCTACCAGAACCAGCAGAACCGTAGTGCCGCTGAAAATGCCTCCAAGGCCTCTCAGAATGCGGCCAATGCCGCCTTAAGCGCACAGCAGACGAACTACAACAACACAGCAGCCAATCTTCAGCCCTATATCGGCGCCGGCAATACGGCGCTGGGGCAACTGTCCGCAGTCAATTCGGGCGACTATTCCGGCTTCCAGAACTCGCCGGATTATCTGTATGCCTTGCAGCAGGGCCTTAAAGGGGTGGATCGCTCGGCCGCATCGCGTGGAGCTCTCTATTCCGGTGGAACCACGGCCGACACCGAAGCGACAGCGGAAGGCTTGGCATCGCAAAACCTGGGGAACTACCGCAGTAGCCTGATGGGCTTGGCGCAGATGGGTGCGGGTGCCGGGGCCAACCTGGGCAGCGTAGGCGCGGGACAGGCGGCGGCGATCGGCAATATCGGCTTCAACAATGCCGCCAATCAAACCACGGCCGGCTACAACCAGGCAGCTGGAAACATCAATGGTGCCAACAATGTGAGCTCGATCCTCGGACAGCTTTATGGGCAGTACGGCAACACGTTCTCGTCCGCCAACGATTCCAGCTATGCGCCGTTGGGCAATGGGCAGAATTCCTTCACCACCGGCAATTACACCGGGCCTGGCTCCCTGTCCACCACCGGTAACTTGCCGTCGTATCTCGGCGGAACGGGGTATTAATTCATGAACGGACCCTATCTCACCAGCCCGCTGGAACAGATCAACGCCGCCTGGAAACAGGGGCGCGATAACGCCTTTCAGGAACAGGAAGGCAACGCCCTGACCTCGACCGGTGCAGCGCAGCAGCAGGCCTTGTCCAATGCGGCCCAGCTCAATCCGGCCGGGTCGCTCGACATGGCGCAGAAGAACCAGCAGGTCAACGGCCAGAAGCTGGTGAACATGGCCCGCTTGCTGGTCAATGCGCCGGATAGCCAGAAGGACGCGATCTATCAGAGCCTTAAGCCCACGCTAGGCGCGGTGGGCATCGATCCGTCCACGCTCCCGTCCACTTATGACGATACGGTCGCTCAGACGGCGAAGTCGCTGGTCACGGCCTATACGCCGACGAACCAGATTCCGGCCGCCGTGCGCACGGACCAGTACTTCACGCAGGGCCTCAATGATGATCAGAAGGCCCAGCACCAGCTGATCAAGGCAGGCTTGGCGGCGCGTGCCACGGCGGAAAACTGGCAGACCAAGGAAGTCCCGGACGGCCAAGGCGGCACGATCACTCTTGTCCACAATTCACGCACCAATCAGTGGGAACAGCCTGACTTCTCGTCCATTCAGAACGGCAACAAGGACTACAGCGCTACTTCGCCTCCCCCCGTGGCCCCTGCTGCGGCGCCCGCGCCCGCGAGTGTCACCGGCAAGGGCTGGGAAACGACTATAGCGAAGCCGGACGCAGCGCAAATTGCCAATAGCGTCCTGGATCGTGGCGGAACGCCTGATGAGGCTGGCGTAGAAGTGCAGCGCCAAGTCGGGCCGAATCAGCCGACCGCCATTAGCTTGAATCCGCAGACGGGACGCTTTGAGAATCTTCCGATGCCTGCCGGTGCCGTGCCGCAGCGCCTAGACGAAAAAGGCAATGACATCACCGCACCTGCAGCACCTGCGGCACCTGCATCAGGTGGCATCGGCTACGCCCCTCCCAAGAAAGACACCAACGAGATTGCCAAGCGCAAGGAGAACCTTCAGCAGTTCGCCAGCGCGGGTATCACCCTTACGCCCGACGAGCAGCAGCAGTACCTTTTGGATGGCAAGCCTCCGGCGCAGGCTGAGAAGCCCTTAACCAGCGATCAGGAGGCCATGGCGCAGAAGATCGCCCACTACGGGCTCGATACACCGGCACGCTTCCTGGGCGACCCAAAGAACGCGCCAGTCATCGCCCGGGCTATCGCCATCAACCCGGATTGGAGCCAGGGCAACTACGCTTTGAACAATGCGTATCTGAAGGATGTGCAGTCCAACAGCCCGACCAGCACGGGCGGCGGCATCGTCGCGGCGAATACGGCGCTCAGCCATCTTCAGGCGATGTCCGATCTTTCGGAGCGGCTACCGGATTACCCCTCCGATCTCATCGGGCAACCGGCCACATGGATTGCTGCCCGTGGGAAAGGACCGGTTGGCGACGATTTGAAGTCCTGGGATACGGAATCGCAGTTGATGGCGGCCGAAGTCCAGAAGATGATCAAGTCGGGTGTGGCGACCGAAGGCGAAACGAAGGCGATGCTTGCGAATCTGGCGCCCTCTGCCCCACGGTCGCAGCGAAACATGGCATTGGCGCGTTTGGCCGAGTTCATGAACGATAAGGTGGCCGAGCAGGAGACCAAGCGCGATCAGGTTCTTGGAGCGGCATCTCCCGGGACATCATTTCTTAATGCTGCATCGCAAGATAAGCTGCGGAACGTGCTGGATCGTGGCAATCAGGAGGTTCCGAACCTTCGGCCGCCGTCCACGACCTTGCGCACGGCGACGCAGGCGAATGCCCAGCCGCCCTCCGGGGGTGGACCCACACCGGCACCGGTTCGCGTGAGCAGCCAAGCCGACTTTGATGCGCTACCATCCGGCGCGCTGTTCATCAATCCGAAAGACGGCAAAATCCTGCGGAAGAACTGACCATGGCCGACCAGCTCGACTTCAGCAGCCAAGCGTCCGCCGTCGATCCGTCCACGCTGGATTTCAGCGCGCAGGCATCCAGCCCGGGTCAGGACGCCAAGACCCTAACGGTCACGGCCAAGCGCGGGAGTACGCCGGGCGATGAGTCGCTAGGTTCGGATTGGCAGAACTACCTCGCTGGCATCGGTAAGGCCGTGGTTGATACCGGGCGCGGCGCAGCGCAGACCGTCGCCGGCACCGTAGCGCAGGCCATCGAGCCCACACGGCAGCTCTATGCGCGATTCAGCCCGGACGTGGCGCAGACGCTAGGACAGCCCGCTGCCATCAATCAGGCATTGAAGGAACAGCAGAGCGCGGCCGATGAGCGCGACGCACCCCTGCTTGGCACCAAGGCCGGATTGGCGGGCGATATCACCGGCAATGCAGCCTTGGTATTGGCGCCGGGTGCCGCGCTCAAGGGTGCGCGCGCGGCAGGGCTTCCTGGCGTCGCGAGTGAAAGCGCACTGTCCCGCGCTCTTCTCCCGGAGTCGGTCCGTGGGGCGACGATTCAGGGCGCTGTACAGGGGGGTGCGCAACCCCTGAATGCCGATCAACCCGACGAGGATCGAACCACCAATGCCGCCATTGGCGCCGTAGCCGGTGGTGGTGGTGCGCTTATTCCCCGCGCTATCGGTTCAGTCGTGCGCGGTGGCCGGGCTTTGGTGGCTCCGTTTACGGAAAGTGGGCGCGCCTCCATTCTTGCCGACCTCGCTAACCGGTTTGGCATCACGGCGCCGAACATCACGCCTTCGGCCATCCCTGGCGTCAAACCGACCTTAGCCGAAGCCACCGGGAGCCCGAACGCCGCCAACTTCCAGCGCTCTCTACTAAACCAGCCAGGCGCGCAAGATGCCTTCGCCGAGCGCGCAGCCGCGAACAATGCCGCACGGTACAACTACCTGCGTAACGCCGTGGGGACGCCGGAAAGCATTGCTGCGCTGCAAGATACCCGGCAAGCGGTGAGTTCGCCGCTGTATGACTTGGCCCGGACGATTGATGACACGCAACGGGCCGCCGCCGCCAAGGTCATTGCTGGCGCCAATGCGAGCGCGCAGCAGGATGCGGCAGCACAAGCCGCGACCATTCGTGCGCAAGGGCGGTTGATCCCGGGCTATCAGCAGACGGCGGAGACGGCGGCGCAGGCGGCGGAAAAAGCTGCGCCGACCTATCAGCTGGAAGCCCATCCGGCGATCCAGTCGCTGATGAATCGCCCCGTCTTCGCCCAGGCCGTGAATGTCGCCAAGACAGCGTTACAGGATGCCGGGCGTTCGGACCTTGCGGCCGATCCGCTCCAAAGTCTTGACGGCCTCCAAAAGGTCAAATGGGCGCTTGATCAAGGCGTCAATCAGGCCGAAGGGACACCGCTGCGCAACGCCGACAAGGCCACGATTGCCTCGATCAAGAACCAGTTCATGGCAGCTACCAATCAGCTGTCCCCGGCCTTTCAGGCGGCCAATGAACAGTATGCTGCGCACTCAGCGCCTATCACGGCTCAGGAAGTGGGTCAGGAACTTCTCCGTCGTGGCACGAGTGCCGCTGAAGATGTGAACGGCGTGCCGCAGGTTCAGCGCGCCAAGCTGGCCGGCGCGCTTCGGAACGCCGACACCATCGCGCAGAACGTGACCGGCCAGAAGAGTGCCACCGAAGCCTCGACGCTGACGCCGGAGCAGTCCAACGCCTTCCGCTCCGTTCTGTATGACCTTGCCCGTGGCGCGCAGGCCCAAGGCGGTAGTCTTCCGCCGGGATCGCCGACCGTGCAGAACGCCATCAGTCAGAACGTGTTGGGCAGCATTGGTGCGGTCCCAGGCCTTAGCGGCGTGACAGCAATAGGACCGCTGGCGCGCGTGGCGAGCGCCTTGGACAAGGCGTTCAAGGCAACGGACATTCCCGACAAGCTACAAGCCGAGGCGCGGGAGTTCGCGCTCAATCCGACGAGTCCTACCGCACAACGTATTTTGGAAAAGCTCACGCCGTCGCAGCGCAGTGCCTTGGAGCAGATTGCGACGCCCTACACGGCGCAAGGTGCGCAGGGCGTGCGTCAATCGCTTCAGCAATAAACCCAGACCCACACCGACGAAGTAAGCTACGAAATACACTGACGGCGCGATGATGGCACCCAAGGCAAACCGAGTAATCGTATCCATGGGCTATCCTCGCGGCTGATATCGACATCCTACCTCGGAGCCACCCATGAGTACCGCGTTTCGCCTCTTCGACCCGTTCCAGGTGTTTACCGATCAGCACGGCGAGCTGGCGGTGGGTGGCTCGCTGATCTTTTTCACGACCGGCACGACGACACCCAAGGATGTCTTTAGCGATCCCGGGCTCACGGTCAATCTGGGCAACACCATCACGATTGGCTCCGATGGTCGTCCCGTGTCGGATATCTGGGGCAGCGACAGTTACCGCGCGCGCCTTCTGGATGACCGTGGCGTACAAATCGGTCCGGACCGGGATGCCATTGCGATTCCGGGGGGTGGAGCTGCCGCCCTCCCCACGCCCTTTATCCCGAATGCCCTTCTCACGAACGATGGCGCCTTGGCCGAATGGCTGACCACCATCCTTATGCCTGACCCTACCGGGCATAGCGGCAATCTCTTGGGCACCGATGGGACGGCCGTGTTTTGGCAGACTGTGGCCTCCTTGGGCATTCCTACCATCACGACGGGGGGTAGCAGCATCGTATGGGGTGGCAAAAAGTTGCTGTGGGGAAGTGGCACGCTACCGTCCTCCGGAAGCAATACGACTAGTGCAGCGGTCACATTCCCCGATAGCGGTTTTTCGAGTGTGCCGTATCACGTTGGCGCCTTTTCGCAATCTGGCTCGGGCGTCACCTCGTCGGGCGGCATGCCCATCCTATCGGCGATCAGCCGGACAGCG